TGTAGACGTTCTCGAGCCCAAATACTTTGACAATCAATATTTTAAGTTAATCATGCAGATGACGAAGGAGTACTATCAGAAGTACGAACACGCTCCCTCGTTTGCAACTTTAGAACAAATTACAAAGTCAGAAGTAACATCTCCAATGGCTCAAAAAATGGTCCTGGATATGTTACAGCAAGTAAAAGAGGCTTCAAACGAAGGTCATCAGTACGTTCAAGAGAAGTCTTTAAAGTTCTGTAAACAACAAGAACTTCAAAAGGTAATGGTTAAGGCACAAAAGATTATCGATAAGGGTGATTTTGAGTCTTATGACCACTTGGAAGAGATGGTTCGTGAAGCATTACAAGTTGGTGAAGTTGACACGGGAACTGCTGATGTGTTCTTTAATTTGGATGAGGTGTTGGATGATGATTTCCGTCACCCAATTCCGATGGGAATAACTGGTATAGACAACCTCCTAAAGGGAGGGCTAGCAAAAGGTGAGATTGGTGTGATTTTGGCACCCACAGGGGTTGGTAAGACCACCGTCTTAAGTAAGATTTCAAATAACGCATTTAACTTAGGTTATAACGTCTTACAGATATTCTTTGAGGATAATCCTAAGATTATTCAGAGAAAACACTTCACTATGTGGACAAAAATTGCTCCTGACAATTTGTCACTACATAAGGAAGAAGTTTTAACTAAGGTAAAACAGATTAAAGAACAAGCACCTAACCGTTTGATTTTGAAAAAGTTACCGTCTGACCAACTAACAATGAGTCAGATTAAAAACCAGATTCGCAAGATGATGGCTGAAGGTACCAAGATTGATATGGTGGTGTTGGATTATATTGATTGTATCGTCCCCGACCGAAATTTGGGTGACGAATGGAAAAGTGAAGGCTCAGTAATGAGAGGTTTTGAGTCAATGTGTCACGAGTTAGACATTGCAGGGTGGACCGCCACACAAGGTAACCGTTCCTCTATTTCGTCAGAGGTGGTTACAACCGACCAAATGGGTGGGTCCATCAAAAAAGCACAGGTCGGACACGTTATTATTACCGTTGCCAAATCCCTTCAACAGAAGGAGATGAATTTGGCGACAATCGCAATCACCAAGTCCCGTATTGGGAAAGATGGGATTGTATTTGAAAACTGTAAGTTTGACAATGAGATGTTAGAGATTGATACGGAATCGAGTGTTACATTCTTAGGTTTGGAAGAACAGAAAGAAGAAAAGAACAAAGAACGTATCAAGGAATTAATGTCGAGGCGACAACAAAGACAGTCCTAATAAAATAAAAGAAGAGCATTATGGAAAGTTTGATAGACAAAGTAAGTAGCGATATTCGTTATGTAATTAAAAGAAGTGGGGACAAAGTTCCTTACGAAACTGAAAAAATTGAAATGGCAGTTTTGAAGGCTATGAACAGTGTTGATAAAGTTGATGATGAAATGGCTGAAAAAATTGCAAGAATCACCACAAAGGCGATTTTTAGAAATAACAAAGACCACGTACCTCATGTTGATGAGATTCACGATATGGTCGAAAATAAATTAATGGACAACGGTCTGAATGATATTGCTAAAGAATATATCATTTATCGTTCAAAAAATCGTCCGAATATCTTCTCAAAGAGGGTAAACCTTAAACCTTATGAATACCCTAATCTTAATGATTATGTGGATGCGATTCGTCATTCATATTGGGTACACACCGAGTTTAACTTTACCTCAGATATTCAGGATTTTAAAGTTCACTTAAACGAATCTGAAAAGACTGCGGTTGAGAGAGCGATGTTGGCGATTTCACAGATTGAAGTTGCGGTTAAAACATTTTGGGGTGACATCTATAAAAGGATGCCAAAACCTGAAATTGGAAATGTCGGAGCAACATTCGCAGAATCCGAAGTTAGACATGCTGACGCATATTCACACTTGATTCAGTTGTTGGGATTGAATGGTGAGTTTGAAAACTTACTTGAAGTACCAGCAATTCGTAGAAGAATTAAGTATTTGGAGAAATCTATTTTGGGTTCAAAAGCGGTGGATAACAAAGACTATTTCGAATCTGTTGTATTGTTCTCGATGTTTGTTGAGAATGTATCATAAACTTAATCAAACAAGAAAACCCACATTGGTGGACCGAACAGTTGGTTGAGGATTTGGTAAAGGCAACTATGGAAGCATATGAGGCTGAAAAAGAAATTGTGGATTGGATTTTTGAAAAAGGAGATTTGAAATTCTTAACTAAAGCTCAAACAATGGAGTTTATTAAACATAGATTTAATGTATCATTAAACTCTATTGGTATCGATAGTGTATTTGAAATTAATGAAACATTATTAGAAACAACAGAGTGGTTTGATGATGAAATCTTAACCACAAAACATACAGATTTCTTCAATAAGAGAAGTATCAATTATAGTAAGAAGTCAAAGTCAATTACGTCAAACGATTTATTTTAAAAAAAAAGAAAAAAAGATATGAAAGAAAGAAAACCTTTTGATTGGATTAATGAGGAATCAGTAACATTTCTCAGAAGAGGGTATTTGAGTGAAGGTGAAGAACCTTTGGACAGGATTAGAACGATTGCAGAGCATGCAGAGAAGTTATTAGGTATTGAAGGGTTTGCTGATAAATTTTATAACTATATGGGTAAAGGATGGTATTCGTTATCATCACCTGTATGGGCTAATTTCGGCAAACGAAGAGGTTTACCTGTTAGTTGCTTTGGTTCAAATATTGGTGACAATATTGAATCCATTTTATACACACAGGCTGAGGTCGGTGAGATGAGTAAGATGGGTGGTGGAACCTCAGGATACTTTGGTAACATTCGTGGTCGTGGCTCTAAAGTGACAGACAATGGACACGCACCTGGTGCGGTTCACTTTATGAACTTATTTGAAAGTGTTGTGGACAACATATCACAAGGTTCAACACGTAGAGGTCGTTTTTCACCTTATTTACCTGTAGAACACCCTGATATTATGGAGTTCTTGGAGATTGGAACTGAAGGGTTCCCTATTCAAGACTTGACTCACGCAGTTACTGTAACAGACCAATTTATGGAAGAAATGATTGCTGGTGACGATGACAAAAGAGCAGTTTGGGCGAAAGTCATTCAAAGACGAGGTGAGATTGGTTATCCATATATTATGTTCCATGATACAATGAATAAAAAAGCACCTGAAGTTTATAGAGATAAAGGTGCTAAGATTTATAATTCAAACCTATGTTCTGAAATTGCACTTCATAACTCAGAAGAAGAGTCATTTGTTTGTGTATTGTCATCGATGAATGTACTTCACTATGATGAATGGAAGGATACGGACGCAGTTGAAACTATGGTATATTTCTTGGATGCGGTTGTTACTGAGTTCTTAACAAAAATTGAAGATTTAAGAGACAACGGTACCCTTGAAGGTAAAAGAGCATTCTATAACTTAGAAAAGGCTTATAACTTCGCAAAACGTCAAAGAGCGTTGGGTCTTGGGGTATTGGGATGGCACTCATTACTACAATCTAAAGGATTACCATTTGATACGAGAGAAACTGCAAAATTAAATGTTGAGGTCTTTAAATTAATTAAAGAAAAATCATATAAGGCATCTGAAGAATTGGCCGATATCTTCGGTGAACCAGAATATTTGGAAGGATACGGTCGCAGAAATGTAACATTAAATGCGATTGCACCAACAACCTCATCAGCATTTATCTTAGGTCAGGTATCACAATCAATTGAACCATTATTTTCAAACTGTTTTGTTAAAGATGTTGCAAAACTTAAAATTACAGTTAGAAATCCTGTTCTTAAAGAATTGTTAGCTGAAATGGGTAAGGATACCAAAGAGGTGTGGGATTCAATTAAGAAACAAGACGGTTCAGTTCAACATTTAGATTTTTTGACTGACGAACAAAAAGATGTATTTAGAACATTTGCTGAAATTAATCAGGCATCAATTATTAATCAGGCTGCGGTTAGACAAGATTATATTGACCAATCACAGTCATTAAATTTAATGATATCACCCGACATGCCAACAAGGGATGTGAACAAACTTCTTATCGACGCATGGCAATTGGGTGTAAAGACACTTTATTATCAACACTCGATGAATTCAGCTCAAGCTTTCGCAAGAAAGAAATTGAACTTGAATGATTTGCAATGTGTTGCTTGTGAAGGATAAACACAAATAAAACAGGAAATATGAAAACTCAATATATTTTCTGAGGTTAAGGAAAGAAAAAAAGGTCAGGCATTGTCTGACCTTTTTATTTTATAGTTTAGATAAAATAATAGGACATTATATTTATGGTATATGCCAGGAGTTAAAACATATGGAATACAGTTTCCCTTTCGTGATAGTACGAGAGGTGACTACTTGCGTTTAACTGAAAATCCTGAAGATGAAATCAGAACCGACCTTTTACATTTAATATTAACGAGAAAGGGTTCACGTTATTATTTGCCTGATTTTGGTACACGTATTTACGAGTTTATTTTTGAACCATTTGACGGACCTACATTTGATAACATTAAATCAGACATACAAGATGCGGTTGATAAGTACATACCTAATCTTCAAATAAATAATATTACGGTTCAACCATATTTGGAGGCCGATGAATTACAAGGTGAAATAAATTACGAAGAATTAGGAGGTCAGGTTTTTAGAGTTGCGGGAAGAGGTACTGAAGAATACACTGCAAAAGTAAGAATAGATTATAGTGTTGATTCAGGTGCATTTGAAAGTCGTGATTTTATAATTATAAATATTTAATAGTAATGGCGAATAGAAAGATATCATATACGGACAGAGATTTTGCTGGTTTAAGACAGGATTTAATTAATTATACTCAACAGTATTATCCTGACTTAATTAACAATTATAATGACGCATCGGTTTATTCGTTGTTTTTAGATTTGAATGCTGCGATTGGTGATAACTTACATTACCACATGGACCGTAGTATTCAAGAGACTGTTTTACAATATGCACAACAAAGGTCATCAGTTTATAATATTGCAAGAACCTACGGATTAAAAATTCCTGGTCCAAGACCATCAGTTGCTTTGGTTGACGTATCAATTACGGTACCTGCTTTGGGTGACCAAGAAGATGAAAGATATTTGGGAATAGTAAGAGCGGGGTCACAATTTGTTGGTGTTGGTCAAACTTTTGAAAACCCTGATGATATTGATTTTAGTTCACAATATAACGCTCAAGGTCAGCCGAACAGAACAAAGATACCAAACTTTAATGGTAGTAACAAACTTATTAACTATACAATCACCAAGAGAGAAGTGGTTGTTAACGGTTTAACAAAAACATTTAAAAGAGTTATTAATGCGGGTGATGTAAGACCTTTCTTCGAGTTCTTTTTACCTGAACAAAATGTTATCGGGATTAAATCAATTATACAAAAAGACGGTATTAACTACACTACACCACCAACGTATGGGGAGTTTCAAAATGCCAATAATAGATGGTATGAGGTTGATGCATTAGCGGAAACATCAGTATTTGTTGAGGACCCAACAAAGGCATCAGACCAGCCAGGTATTAAAGTTGGAACATATATTGAAACTGAAAGAAGATTTATTAGTGAGTACACACCTGAGGGTTATTGTAGAATTCAATTTGGTGGTGGTACAACAACACCTGACGAACAATTGGCTCAATTCTCAAGAACAGGTGTACCGTTAAGAATACAGGATTACCAAAACAATATTGGGTTAGGATTAACCGTTAGGGCAAATACTACGATGTTTGTTCAATACACTATTGGTGGGGGTCAGGTTTCAAATGTTGGTGTAAATGTTATTAATCAATTTGGTACATTAAGATTTGATTTAAACGGCCCATCTAACACAATTAACCAAAATGTTCTTAATAGTATTAGAGTAAATAATGTAACGGCAGCTATTGGTGGTGCTGATTTACCAACAATGGAGGAAGTAAGAAATATGGTTTCGTTTAACTTTGCGGCACAAAAAAGAGCGGTTACCGTAAATGATTATAATTCATTACTAAGAACAATGCCAAGTAGATTTGGTGCACCTGCAAAGGTGTCAATCACAGAGGAAGACAATAAGATTAAGATTAATGCTTTGTCATATGACAATCAGGGTAAGTTAACAGAAAATCTTTCAAATACATTAAAACAAAACATTGCAAATTACCTTTCTAATTACAGAATGATTAATGATTACATTGAGGTTTATAACGCCAAAGTTATTGATTTAGGATTTGAAATTTCAATTGTGGTAGACTCAACAGAAAATCAAGGTCAGGTTATTACCAACGTTATTAATGGTGTTGAAGGGTATTTTAATCCACAAAGACAACAATTGGGTGTTAATGTAAATATTTCTGACATCAGAAGAATAATTCAAAATATACCTGGTGTTAATACATTGTCAGACTTAAAAGTCTTTAATAAATTGGGGGGTAGATACTCATCTTCACAAACCTCACAAAGATATTCAGATTCGTCAACAAAACAAATTCAGTTGATTGACGACACTGTTTTTGCTGAACCAACTCAGGTTTATCAAATACGTTTTCCTGAGAGAGATATTCTCGTAAGAGTTAAGTCATTGAAAAATGTAGACTTCTCTTAAGAACTATTCCATATA